CTCCAGTGAAGCAGAGTTAGGCCCATTGCATGTAAAGTATTTGAGTGAACAATACTTCCCAATAGTGGGGAGTATACCCAAGCGTTTTTGTGCACGCAATCGCCGTCATATGGACGTGTTGGTTGCACAATTTGAGAATGAAAAAGATCAAGTTGTTGACCGTCAAGCTTGGGGTCTTCCTGTTCCAAATAAGGAAGCCGCTTATATATCTTTAGCTAAGTATGCAAAAGGGAATAAGAGTTTGTCACCTAAACAGGTGTATGCTCTTAATAAAGCGGTGGAGTGGGTTGAACACACATTTGGACCACACATGAGTAATTCCAGGGTGAAAACTGTGTCTGAAGTTAGGGTTGGTTTGGAGAAATCAACCAGTCCTGGTTTTCCCTGGACGCAAAAATACGCTAGTAAGCGTGACATGATTGATACTATGGGAGAGGATGGCTTTGATCAATATATGGAGAAAGGATGGGTGCGGCTTACACATGAGAGTTATGTGGCCGTGTTTGGTAACTCTTTGAAAGAAGAAGTTCGCCCAGCTGAGAAGATAAGTTCTAATTCACAGAGAACGTTTACGGCTGGACCCGTTGAGATGACTGTTCATGGAAATCGCCTTTTTGAAGACATGAATGAGAAGTTTTATGCTTCCCATCTCAAGACGCCGAGCGTGGTTGGCTTTTCCCCGTTGAAAGGTGGGTGGAATGAGCTTTATCGTAAGTTACGACGCCACAAAAATGGTTTTGCTCTTGACGAATCGCAGTATGATTCTTCGCTCCGTAATTATCTTATGTGGAGCATGGCTGCATTTCGTTGGCGGATGCTACGTCTGGAAGATCAGACCCCTGACAATTTTGCTCGAATTCGTGTGTATTATCGGAATTTGATTAATACACTCATTATAACGTCAGAGGGAGTTTTTGTTATGAAGACAACTGGTAATCCTAGTGGATCAGTTAATACAATTTCTGATAACACGTTGATCCTTTATCTGTTACTTGCGTATGGATGGATAATGGTGAGCCCAGATGAATGTTGCACGTACAAAGCATTTGATGAGAATCTTGCCTTGGCTTTGTGTGGCGACGATAATACCTGGACTGTGTCAGACGAGGCAGTAAAATACTTCAATGCTCGAAATTTAATTGAAGTTTGGGCTATTTTAGGAATCACGACAACAACGGATTCTTTAGACCCACGTCCCGTGGAGGAGTTGGACTTTTTGTCCGCGCATACGGTTTTTAAAGATGGTGTTGCTATACCTTTGTATGCTAGGGACAAGTTGCTTACGTCACTCCTCTATTCGCGCGACCCGGATAATCCAGCTTTTACGCTTTTGCGTGCAGGTGCGTATTTGCGTGTGAGTTACGCTGATCCTGCTATGGTTGGTTATTTACGGGAGCTCATATCTTGGTTAGTTGAGCAATATGGTGTCGTTTTGAGTGGGAGCCCAGAGTGGCAATCCGCATATCGACAGATACCGACCGAGAATGAACTTCGTCGTCTCTTCCTTGGTGAAGCTACC